GTACGGTCATCATCCAAAGTTTGCTGATAAGCCAAAGGTGTTTTCTCAGCCCATCGACTAATGGTTTGAAAGTCAATCTCATCACCAACGCATAATACGCTATCAAATCTCTCGCGTCTCGCAAGTTTGATAACATTTTTTACAGCTGTTTCATGTTGGTAGGGTATTTGGAGATCGCTGATAACTAAATATCGCTTAATCTTCGTCCTCTTCGGGAGTAGGAATAGTTGGGATAATTCCTTTATCGCCTACGATCCAGTCAGGCATACTTTCAGGACTATCCATTAGATAAAGCGCAACAGATTCTGAAAATCCAGCCTTGCGTGCAGCTCTAAACATCTCATGTTTTGCTATGTACCATTGATCTAATTTTGTCAACGGATCGGGAGTATGGCGAACTCGACGCCTATTGATCTTTTTGCGTTTGGAAGGCCTGCGTGTGTTCGCCATGATTAAAATTATGACTTGCTAATTAAGATAAATAGATCATCGACACGCTTCTCAAGTCGATTTAATTGATCTTTCATAGATGAGCCACCGTTAGGGCGTAACTCAGCCAGGTAAGATTTAATAACCCAGCGTAGAGCCAGTAATAAAGTCGTGGTTATGGTGCATGCGCCAACGGCAATAGCGACCCAGTCGTTTGCAGACATTACTCAGCATTGACACCTAGATCAGTATCTTTAGGATCTAAGGCTTTGATTAAGGGCGCAATTACAGCACCAAGAAGGACAGAGTATTCAGGCCGAACATCACCAGCGATAGCGAGCGCAACGGTAATACCGGATGCTGCTACAGCTCTTAAATAAGATTTTAATGCGGCCTTGCTTTTCTTTGATAGTTTCATATTTTTCCCCCAATAAGTGGAATTTGAAAATAGGTATTATCTTGATCGCCCTTTTTGCTAAAACTGATATGGATGTGGTGATCATGTCTATTGATGCCCTTGTAATCACGCCATGACCAACCAGCTTTAGGACTTGCTATTTTACCCTTGTGTATTACATAAGAAATGCGTTTATCGGTTTCTGCACAATCCCGGAGTTGGTCAGCAAGATACAACGAGAGCCCTTTTTGTGAACCCAAATCAGCGTCAATATCAATGGCTCTGACACACCCCAACTCGTCTGGATTGTGATCTGAGATTCGCGTGGCATGGCGAGAATCACCAAGCCATCCATCACTTTTACGATCACGGTCTGGAAACCAGTCATCGATCTGTTCTCTCAACTGTACTCCAGCCTTGCATAACCATGGTTTCAACTGACTGTCGCCATCACCATCATGGTTGCAGTACCGCTTGAAGTAATTCCATAAAGAGCTTCATTATCAGATAATTGCATAGATAATTTATCGCCATTATCCATTTTATATCCTGTAGATGCTGTTACACCTGCACCACCAAGATAAATAATTCCAGATGATGAGTGAAGGTAAACCAATTGATCTGCTCTATTGGCAGTTACCAATAATGTTGCAGTTGTAGTTACTGATACTTGTGATGTATTAGGCATTATCTTTATCCTTTGGTGTTATCCATGTTAAAGTTTTTTCATCAAACCCTAAAGCATTTTCAGGTTCAGGTGCTATAAAAGCATCTTTTATTGGATCATATGTAAATCCAACGCCTGCATAGTTATATCTGATTTTTCCATTGTATGAAGTTCGTTTACAGATTTGACCTCTAAAATTACCATACCAGGTTTCAGGATCTAAACCTTCAATTTTTTGATTTTCATCAACACCAACAATAACTTCAATAACGATATTGTTTTCATCTAAGAATGCGTAATGTGCCATTATGCCCAACTCACATTTCCAGTACCAGCAGTAAATGTTGTTATTTTATATGCACCGGATGTCGCAGTAGAAGCTGTTAATCCACCACCAACGGTTATTGTGTAAGTATTAGAATATTTAAGAATTACGATGCCTGATCCACCAGTTCCTGTGCCACCGCCGTCTGGTGCGCCACCGCCGCCGCCAGTGTTAGGACTACCAGCAGTTGCTCCACCAGCGTTTGTACTTCCTTGACCGCCACCGCCTGAACCGCCTGAACCGCCTGAACCACTACCAAATCCACCACCGCCACCTGCATAGGTTACGGACGAACCAGTAATTGCAACAGCCACACCGTTACCACCCGCGCCACCATTATTTCCACTATTAACATTACCTAACGCGCCCGCGCCACCACCGCCACCAGCACCGTTACTTGATGGATAATTACCACCTTGCGCACCTGCATAACCTTGACCAGAAGTACCTGCACCGCCAGCACCACCAGAAGTACCATTACCTCTACCGCCACCACCGCCTGATCCACCACCACTTCCCGCAGTAGCAAAAGCACCACCTTTACCGCCACCAGTTGAAGTAATCGTAGAGAAAACAGAATTATTGCCATTTGAATTGTAAGCACCACCAGCACCTACTGTGACCGTGTAGTTAGTACTAAAATCAAGATTTAATGCTGTTTCTAAACTACCACCACCGCCTGTTGCTGTAACAGTTGAACGAAGTCCACCAGCACCTGCACCTGCATCAGCACCACCACCACCGCCAGCAACTACTAAATAGTTTACTTGCACAGGTGGAGTTGGCGGCGTAGGTATGCCGTATAAACTTGCAGTAATGTTACCTAACATTAAGCAATAGCTCCTACTACATACCAAGTATCAGTCGCAGTTTTGATACAAACTGCAGTTTTATATTGAGCCAAAGTTGGTGAAGCTGCTACCGTGCCAGCAGATAAGACGGTTGTAGTACCAGATGTGACTGCGCTAATTGTGCAAGTACCAACACCTTTATTTAGAACTGTAATAGCAGTACCTACTGGAAATGCAACAGAAGCGTTGGTTGGTATCTTAAATGCTATTGCTGTTGCTTTATTCATTGGTACTAATACTTGATATTGATCTGTTAATACAGCTGTATAATCTGCCGTTTGATCTGATCCAATTGTAAAAGTAATTAAACCATTGAACATTGAACTGGTGAGTACATCACCTGTAACTGCTGGAAATCCGGTTGCCATTATTACTCCTTAGTAACTTAGTGTGTTTGTACCCAATACACCATATAGTGCAGATCCTATCAGGAATCCGTCAATAATTGGCTCTTGGGTGGTGAATGTTGTTTTCCATGAGTTCACAGATATTGAATGAGCAACACCGAATACCTGTAAAGTTTTAGTAAGTGTAGATGTGCCAGTAGCTGCTGGTTGAGTTGTTGTTATCGTAACTGGATCAAAGAAATCTAAATCAAGGGCGGCCACAGTACCTGTTGCATAATTGGCCGTATACAAATCGAGTGTAATAGCATCGCATCTAACTGTAGTTTCAGCCCGACTAGCTACATAGGCTTGAGCATAATTAAGGGCATCGGTTGTAGTTTGCATCAATAAATCTGTTTGAGTGTAACCATGGGTGAAATACTTGGCTATGCTGGCATCATTTTGAGCGGTTTGTACGGCAAGACCCGTAGCAGTTATGAAGGCTTTATTAAAAATTTGAGCATCATTTAATAACCACAAAGCGTTAAAATATGAAATATTTGATCCATTATCATTAAATACAACAGCTGTGGCATTGGGTGATTTGGTACAGGTTAATCTATCTTTGAAAATGGCATTACCCGAAGCATCCATATAAAATGCTCCATATTCGCTTATTTGTACGGTTTGACATGCTCCTAATACCGTACGACCATTACCAGGATCTGCTTGTAAAGTAGTTTGACCAGAATCAATTTGTCGTTGTGTTGCTGGCCAAGATACTGCATCAAGTAAATTGTTAATTCTCGCACCCGATAACTGACCAGCACTTGTACCGGCTACTGTAGTTATTTGAGCATTATTTAATAATTGTAAACCATCTACAGCTGTAATGGTTGTATAAACTACCTCACCCACATTTTTAGGTGTAATAGTGTTAAATGAAAGAATAAATCCAGCAAATATTGGGTAAGTAACGCCAAGATAAGTAGCAGTAATGGATACCTTACGCATGGGATTTAATTGTCCATAATATGGCCCAGTAGTATTTTGTGGATTAAAATCGCCATTTTGATCTACAATACGCATGGTAAGAGTACCTGTTTGAAATTGATCCGCTAAAACATTACGACCTCGATTAGTTTGGATAGAATCAACTTGATCCGATACATCAACAATGATTCCACCTGGTTCACCTAAAATATTTATTCCAAATCGACCAATGTCAATTTGCAT